GGAGTCGGCGCGATCGGATTGCCGGTGAAGGTAGGGCTGGCGAGCGTAGCAAGCCCGAGCGTCGCCACCGACTTATTCTTCCATTGGCTGGTAGCCGAGTCGTAGGAGATTAGATCCGCGTTTGCAAGGGAGGTAAATGACACATCGCTCAGCTCGACCAACTCGTTAGAGTTTACGATGCGTACTTGAATAGTCCCGAGCGTAGGATGAGCACGAACAACTGTCCCCACATTTACATAGTGGTAAGGAGAGTAAGGTTGCGTATCCGTGAAGCCGCCTGCGACCGTAGGGCTAAGGAATAACAAAGCACCTTCGGCATACGCGTTAGTGTTTACCCCTTCGAGCAAGCCAACTTGAACAACGATGCCGGAGTTATTATTGGTAATCGCTGCCGTAGTGAAACCAAAGGTCGAGCGTGAGGTCGCCTCAGCGTTAGCCTGTGCAAGTGCGACGCTCGGGATAGTGCCATGCTTGCCGTCAATGTAGACCAGGGAGAAGGCAGGGATGGTCGCACCTGTTTTATTGTAGACCGTAGTCTGTAACTTGCCGACCGATGTAACCGTGGGAAAAGTGATCAGGGAGCCGTCGCCTGCGATGTAGTCAGTAACTAGACCGCCCGCTGGAGGAAAGACAGGGATGGTCGGGAAGGTTGCCGTCGTACCATTACCGCGTAAGTACTGAGCCGTCGTTCCGCCTGTTGGAGGAAAGGCCGTGGTCTGAATTGTGGCATCCGGGAAAGTTATTTCTCCTGTGACACCATTTATTTCAAACTGTCCAATATATGCTGATGTTGCTCCGTATGAGCCTGTGTCCGAACCAGAAACTATATTTACAGACTCAAATGTAGGATTTGCGTTAATGCTAACCGTCTGCGTTCCGCTGTTATAGAGTATCGGAGAAGTCGCCGCGATAACGCCCGATGCACCTGTCGCACCTGTCGCACCTGTCGCTCCGGTAGCTCCGGTAGCACCCGCAGCACCCGCAGGGCCAACAGGGGCAACCTCAGCCGTGAAACTTGCAGGCGTGTTCGTGCCGACTGTTACGCTCGCTTCGGGGTCTGCTATCGAAGCCGTAAAAGTCCCCTTGCCCGCAATGACGATGGAGAATGATGCGGACATCGATTAAGCCTTTGTAATTTCAGGGACGATTAAAAACTCGATTGTCTCAGAATAGAATACCGTACCGCCAATGCTTACGCGGATGTCCCAGCGCGCTTCGCCTGTATGCCAATCTGCGGTATACAACTCGTCGCGGGTCGTGGTGATCACTAAGCCTGCACCGTTTAGGGATACGTCCAGGTTGTCCGTTACTCCGTTAGCATCCTTAATTGATGACGTAATCGTCGCACCGATAAGGTTGGCAAGGCCGCCCGCTGCCGGCGTATAAGTCACCGTAGCAGAGAAAGAGGAACCGCGCTTGAAAGTGAAGTCGGACATGGAGCGTTAGATTATAAGATGCGAGCTGAGAGTACGCAGGGAAGAATGCCATACGTTTCAGCCGTGGCAGTTGTGTCTGTAAACTCTACAAACGAGCCGACCGATGTGTCTGTGCCGAGTAATGCATTGATGGCTGAAACTGTACCGCCAGCTGTCAGATCTACTGAAAATGATATGCCAGGGAATGAAGTTAAGAAGGTGTTAAATACCAGCGTCCCGCCTGCGGTCTGTAAGTTATAAGTTACCGTCGAGTTAATTGCCGAAATAGTCAGATAGCCTGTCGTGTCGCCTTGCTGAGTTAATACTGCCTTAGCGCCTGACCAGCCTGCTTGAGCGTTAATCGCTGTAATGATTGCGTTTTGAATGTCCGTCGAAGTGAAAGGGAATTGAATGGCGGCAGTCGTGAAACTAAGTGCCGGAGTGCTTCCGCTGTACGAGATGTTAAACGTGCCATACACAGGCTTATTGTTGATGCCAAAATAGATGTTACCGGATGATGCTGAGCTGACTGTAATTGTTGGAGAGCTCAAGGCCGCACCTGCCACTGAATAAATGTTAGCACTTCCGGGAGTACCAAGACGCAGACTTGTGTTTGCAGCTGATGGTGCAGGCACGTTCTCCATAGGGTACGCAGCTGAGCCTGTTGTTTTAACTAGATACAGGTTAATCTTTACCTTACTTGCCTCGAAAAAGTTAAGCGGGTCGGCAAATGTAAGGTCGTTAAAGTCACGGTAAGCGACGTTGCGATATGGGTCTACGTAAATGTCAAATGAGAGTGCCATGGCTTCTATCTATGCGAAAGCGTCAAACTGAATAGTTAAAGGTGTACCCGGCAGGAGCACCTGTGCCGCCTGTGACGTACCAAGAGGCCGCCCAGCCGTCGTCGATGCAAGGGCCTGTGGTTACAATCGTGCCACTCTTTGCTACGATATAGGACTCTGCCGTCTCCGTTAGATCCACGTCTCCGGTATGATACTGAGTAAGCTGCTTGGTCGCTATGTTGTAGCGAGCGATTACTTTAACCGAAAGGCCCAGCCTGTCCCACATAGAAAGCATTACGCTCACACTCGGTATTGGTTCAGTTACTCCATATGCGGAAGTTGGAGGCGTTCCGGGGATTGTGGTAGTCGTATTATAAACAACATCGTTTTTTACGATTACGTGTTTAATTGTTGGGACACTTCCTTCGCCATCACTTATACTTGTCGGGCCGTATCGGAAAGTTGAAGCAAACAGGCTTGCACTTATTACCGCAAGGCGGGGCTTACCGTATCCGGGAGCAGCTCGATAAAGCACGACCAGAGTGTCTTCTTCTGTCTCAAGTTCAAATTGATTGAGAGCAAGCGTGGCGGCATTTGTAGAATATCGTAATGTTTTGTAACAGTTGCACCCTTCGACCTTATAAAGTTTTGTATCAGCCAAATAACTTGAGTCTTGGATTGAGGCATCACCGACACTTACGTCACGGTTACCAAACGAAATCATCATTGTGACATAGTTAAGTATCTTAACATAACCCGGCTCGACCTTCATCCATCTCTTAGTAACGCCTGCGACCTTCTCTGTTAAAACAGTGCACTCAAATTGCAAAGGAGCAGGTTTGCGAGGTGGGTCGATTACAAGCGACGTCTGTCCGTTTATATTCTTAACCTTATAACCTACGCCCGGGCGAATCATGTTATTTAGTTGGGCGTAAGTTTGTATTACCACCCATCTTCTGATTTGTTTGGAAGTTGGTATGCATATTAGTAGCCCACCCGCCCGAGTTGCCCGGAGTATCTTTTTTACTCACGCCTGTTTGCTCGCCATAGTAATAGATGTCTACGTCCCAGCCATTGACTGCGAAGGTAATGTCAAATGACACCTTCACCAACGTTCCAAAAAACTCTAGTGATATACCTGTTAGCAATAACTGAGGTAAGCCGCCAATCACTGTAGAAAAGCCACCATTATCGGAAGATGTTGACCATGTTGGTCTAAGACCGCTTAGATCGCCAAGTAAATTGACACCTCGGAATATTCCTGACCAGCTTGTTTCACCCATAGCACTTACAAGTTTAGAGGCCAGATACATGTCGGTCGTATAAAGGCTTCCGGTAATTCCAAAGCCTGCATTGAGGTAACTCTTAACACCGTACTTATCTCCAGAGACATTTGTTACTGTTGTATGTTCTACAAAGCCATCAAATGAACCGTCGGCATTAAACTTAGCACCGTTCTGAGGGTCATCAACTGTGCCAGCTAGTACTGTTGTGGCAAAATTAGGATGCGTCTCAATAGGTTCTGTAGACATGGAACCTCGTCCGCTTACTTCCGCAACCGTTACATTGCCGGTGGCGATACCGCAGTACTGAGCCGAGAAGATTTGCAGGCCGTTGCTATTGAGGGTCGAGGAAACGTTGTGACAGATAAGGCGCTTATCTTTTGAGAAAGCATCGCCGCGTTTAGGTACTGCGGATAAAGCCGAAGCACCGTCGGCAGAAATGTCAGAGGTACCATGGCTGATAGTGTAATCTGCTTTGCAAGTGAGTAAGCCGAAGCCGTCGTCTTCAATTGTCCATCCAGGCATTAAGACTGCCGTGGCTAGTTTGTTTCCTTTTGTAATTCGTGCCATAAATTATTTTCCGAAAGTGCTCTTGAAAACGTTTATACCTGTGCGTAACAGGTCGTTATTAGGGTTAGTAAAGTTAGTCGCACCAGCCTTCGGAATTGTGCCGTCAGTTGCTCCGCTTGTATTATCTGCCATGGTCGTCGTATTCTGAGCGATGATAGCGAGGTGATCCGTTGCAGTCTTTCCGGCTACCATGCCAGCGGCCTGATACGCAGAGCCACCGATTTGAGCCATCGAGCTGACTGCCATCTTACCGCCTTCGGATGGCTTCTTGCCTGCGTTGATAAGGTCTTGAGCCATCTGTGCTGGGGTCTTTTTTCCAAGTGCTTCGGCAGTACCCGGAGTCATAGCTGCTTTAGGTGCAGCACCAACTGCCCCAGCCGTTATGCCCAATGCGTTTGCCATAGTAGTACCTGCTGTAACTTGAGCCTCTAAAGCCATTGCATCTAGTTTGTCACCTAGTCGGTCTAACTGATCAGCCTGCTCAACCGTGGCATATGGTGCCTTAGCCATGTTAGCGCGTAACTCGTCGTAGTTGGATAAGAGCGGTATCATATCCATAGCAATTTTATCACCGAATACCGCGGTCGCCATTTCGTATTTCTGTTGCTCATCAGTGAGCGAGCTCATGGAGACAGCCATGCGTTGCAAAATCTCGTCGGCAGATATGCCTTTGGTTTTAATTTCATCCATAGAAAAGCCAAGTGCCTGCAATGCTTTGACCTTAGGGTCATTAGTTTTTCCTGCTTCGGCTAAGTTGCCTGCGTCTCTTACCAAGTTGCGTAAATCTTTATAACCTTTGCCAAGTTGCTCGATTGATAGACCGCTTTGCTCAGCGGCAAACTTTAATTTTTGAAACTCTACTACGCCCATACCAAGTCGAGCGGCTTCGTCTTTAATGCTGCTCATTTGTTTTGCGGCATTGAAAGCAGCTGCACCTATAGCAGTTAAACCGACACCAGCCGCGGCCCATTTAGCCGTAGACTTGCCGACGCTGCTTCCAAACTTTTCAGTTTCCTTGCTCACGTTTTTAAGCGTGCCCGACGCCTTGTCATTGGCGACGATGTTAAACTCCATGTTACGTGCCATTGGGTGTGTTTCCTACCTTTGCCAACTCGTCAAGCAGGGCTTCATCTTCACTTGAGAAAATCTCCATCGAAGCACCGTCGCCAACCGAAAATCCTGCCGACATCCAAACAGCCTGCGACTCAGGCATATGCAACGCCTGTTCAAATGAGATGCCATGCTTAACTAAGTTAGTAATAATTGCGAGAGGCCATGGGATGCCGTTGTGCCTCGGACTGCCGCCCTGGTCACGTTCCGACTTCTCCCAAAATTGAGGCCACGTGCTAACCTTGATGTGATCGTGCGCTAATTCGACTGCTGACGCGTAGCGCTTACCGGACATAAGACGTATGCCGTGGAAGTGATCTGACAGGCTTGGCTTGAGATTGCCCGACTCGCTACATACCTTGGCAAAAAGTATAATGTCTGCGGGCTTCATTATGCGGTCAGTAACGATAGGATGGTTTAACGCGGTAAGCCAAAGCCGATGCTTTATGCACCATGGGTATAACTTATACCCGCAGAGATGCGTGCCTTTAGGGGTCAGAAATGCCTCAAGAAATCGCTTGTCCATAGGAAGGTAGACCATGCCATCAAAACGCCTCTAGAGGCAAGCCAAGGGGCAAAGAAAAGGCCCTCCGTAGAGAGCCTAATCACCTTTCGCGTCAGCTAAGGATTTGTCGGGATAACTTATACCTTAGTAGGTAATTGCTTCGTACTCCGTTGCGGAGAGGGAAATTAACGTAAAGCCTTTATTCTGCCCACGATCTTCGATGCGGGTGATACAGCCTGTAAATGCGACTTCGTTACCAGCAAAGATGATTTTGTCGCCAATGGAAAGGACGAAGGTGGCAGCACTAGTCAATACACCTTCGAGGCTAAGCTCGTTTGTGCGACCGTCTAGGCGGTGCGTGACAGTTTTACCTGTCTCGTCTTGTACTTTGTCATCGAGCTCGAAAGAGCGAGTGACCGTGTATGATTGAACGGTGATACCTGTTACAGTACCCGAAATACCATATACATACGCTGTTCCTTTAGTTACGGCTGCCATAGTGTTATACCTTTGCGTGAGGTGTAAAGACTCAGGCAGGTAGGACGATATATGCCGTAAATGAGCAAGTCATGCCGAACGTTCTGTCACCTGTGCTTTCTTCGACCTGTCCATCTATGATGTCATACAAAGTAGCGTCGGCCTGCGAAGTGAATACTGCCTTTAATGCACTAAGGCTTTGCATAGCGCCTAAGACAGCCGCGGATCGTGCCCGGTGGACGTTCAAGGCCGTTGCCTCGTCTGCCGAGGTATAGATGGCAATGTTGATACTGACTGCATAGTTGCCCAAGCCTTCGGGCAAGTCGGGGATGGTCGTGCAGTTATCGCATGAGACGATAATGATAGGCAAATCCTGCACCGTGGTTTCTATGCCTGGGACAATGCTCAAGCCTGTCAGCTCGGTCTGTGCTTGTAGGTGAGCGACGACTGCCGCTTCCGTGATTTGTAGTGGTGATTTGGTTCCCATAAATTATGAATTGGCTTTTTGAGTAGCGTTCCAATTGCGACACATACGGTCAATCAGTTTCTGTGGAGGACGCGACTTAATTTGGTCACTACGATACTTTAGAACTTTGTCCATTGTACGTGCCTCGGTCGCTGCACCTTGAGCGTCACCTATTTTATTATCTATTCTGATTTTGAAATTAACACCCGAGCCGCTTTCGGTTACTGCTCCTAGCCCCGAAAGTGTATGCCTTGTGATGTATTTAGGCAGACCCTTTTGTCCGGCTATAACATCCAGCCCGCGTATGCTTACTTTGCCTATCTTCTTTTGGATGGCGTACCATCCTGCTTTTAATTTACCGACCATCTTTTGCCGGCTTTTAATATAAGTTTTAATGTCACCCCCTGATGCGTAGTAAGGTG